CGAGTTCATCGCGGGTAATAAGGTTACAAATAGAAAGATGAAACGTCTCGACCCACCCCGCACAGAGATAGTCCCCGGTTTGCAAGGTGTGGCACTAGGATATAATTCTAGAGACGCCTTCCGCGAGCTAGGGGCACTTTTAGACAAGACCATGGGGGTATGCAATAACCTAGCCGAGGCACTCGAACAACTTGGAGGCACGGTGGGCTCTCTTCCTGGTCTTTCCATTCCTGCGGCAGTCGTTAATCTAAAAAGTATGATACAAGGAAATTTATCTATCTATAATCTTCGTGGAGAATTAAATATCTGGGAATATAATCACCTAAGTCCATTCGGATATAAGTGTATATGGAGCAGAAATGTTAAAACAAATTAGGACAACAAGAAATGGCTGAAGAATCAAAATTTTTAAAGTGGCAAGACGCAAATGGGGATATGTTGCCAGATGTATGCCCAGAACCGGCAAAACCAAGAGTTAATACATGTTTACCGTGCTCCCCCAATCCAAACGCCTCTGTCCCAGATTGGAAAGCTAGGAACCAATCACAACCCTTTTTAAATGAAAAGTTATGTAAATATCAAATTTCATATATGACCAAAGAAAAGACTTTGGGTTACAAAGCGGGTGCAACCAAAAAGGCCGCCGCCGAAGCGTTGGATAATATATGGGAACACTATGCCTCCGAGTGGGACAATAATGCCGATCACTCACTGCCGCCAGACTGGCTACAGTCAGTTCCTTATCGTAAAGGAGAGCCAAGAAAGGGCGCCATTCGCGCGCTTTTAGATTGGAAAGGGAAGGATAAATCAGACGAGTCGGTTCAAAAAATTAGCGATGCTCTTGAAAAAACCGAATATTATTTAGCACCAAATCCGGGCTCCTATGTCCAGCTGTTATACTCAGTAGAATATAGTGTGCTTGAAGATCTACCAGACGCACCACCTGAACAAGAAGATGATGAGGCCGAACTCGGTGATCAAACCGTTAAATATGCGGTTGGAGATATGGTAAAAGACCAAATAACAGTACGAAAAGGCCTTCATTTGTGGAACAGATACTTAAAGGTATATCGAATGCTAGAAAGCTCGAACTTGGTATTTAAGGATTCAGGAAGGATATTTAACTTAGAAGATTACGGAGATGCGGGACCATTTGATATGTATGGGCAAGTAAGTATCGTGCAAACGGAGTTAGATAGCTGGCTCAATGAGCGAGGGTACAATATACCAAATACGGGCACCTGGGGTCTAACATCTCAAAATGTTGAACACATAGAATTCACAGTGACGGGTGAATATAAACTTAAGAAAATAACAATTTGGACCGACATGTGTAATGAGATGCCCATAGAGTTTGGTAAGGATAGAGTTGAGGGGCTAGCCACGATGCCCGGTTGGCGAGATTCCACTGCGGTCGCGTATTTTATGAAACTATCGGAGATAGCCTCAGATCTAAAGGCGCGCCAAGAGCAACCATGGCTTGAAATGGTTCAGAAGTATACATATCCCAAGCTTCACACCGTCGGCCCCGGCGCCGGCCAAATAATGCCCAGCGGCGAAACCAGTACCACCACATGTGTTGCAAATGCTTTAGCTAACGAAGGAAAACAATTAGGCCAATTCGTTTTAGATCAAATGTTTACTATCGGAGACGCCGTAGCCTATGAATTTCATGCTAGCCTATGCCAAACAGATAAAGATGCAGTTAACGAAGATAAAAAGGAAGTAGGCCAAGGCGTAGGTGCACAGGGTGGCGACCCCGCACCACAGCCACGTCAGGGCAAGAAACCTCCACCAGCCCCACCTAAGAAAAACAAGAAAGAACCCAAGAAAAAAACCACCATGTGGTCAGCAGCACTTATGCAAGCAAATAAAGAGATCGACCCCCGTGATCAGGTATTCGCTCATTTTTGTACGAGAATGATGATGGGTGTAAAAGGAGAGGCTCAGTCGGTAGGAGATTTAGAAGATCAAATTTCGGCTATGTCGTTTGAAAGAATTAAAGTTTGCGGGATGTTTGACCTTTTAGTGTCGACAGTTGAGTGTCTGACCAAGGGTTTGTCTCTGGAAAAGGCTCTGGGTATAATGTTAAAGAACGCTCTTTCTGCGATGACTTATGACGATTTTGGAAAATTATTTGTTGGCCTGTCCCCCGAGAAACAAAAGAAACTTGATGAACTGGTTAGGAGAAACCTAGAAGAGGGGAAAACCACCAAAGACTGGACCAGAACATACACAAGTGACGAAAAGTCGCACATGACCGCCGATGAGCGCGCAAGGGTTGAAGCTAAAGAAAAGGCAGAGCAAAAAGAAAGTGGAAACAGGTTCTTCGGAAAGGTCTCGTTCACCAAGCCCTGGGAATACCCGGAACTCGTCGCAGCACAGAAAGCCCGCGCCAAGGAAAACCCGGTTGGCGGCAACGAGGTGGTCATCGTATCACCCATGGAAAGAAATCTGCAGAAGATGGCTGAAAATCAAGCAAGCGAAACTAGAAGGACTATTGCAAAGTCTTTGGATGTCGCTTCAGTGGCAAAAGAGCAGGGCCTTGACCCGAACAATATTTTTCAAGCCTATATCCTTGCATTGTTGGAAGAATATTCAGAAAACTATTTGGCCCTATTAGATAAGCTGAACGATTTCCCTGGTGCTCAAATCATATCGTTCCTTATTACATCGATAGACTGCCCGAGACCACCATTATTTAACCCAGGCCTCGATGACTTCGTAAAAAGTATTACACTTCCATTTTGTAGAAATAATGCCGAAATTACGATGCCGCGTTTGATGTGGCCAGGTTGGTGGTACCCCATTGTGGTGGATCCATGGGGAAAACTGTTCGAATATTTGAAAACAAAGCTCCGTGAGTTAATATTCAAACTTCAAGTAATGATAATTGTCAAGGTATGTGAGCTTCTTGGTAAAGCCATCTGTAAGGCTCTGGAAATTGCAGGACAATTTGTTGCGTCACTGCCAGCACAGATAGCCGGTACCACCACTCTGACAGATATTATTAAAGATTCAATCTGCGGGCCAGAAACTCCCACACAAGAAGTAGAAGATACAGTTGTACAGTTGATAGCCAACCTGGGTGTTGGTGGCCAAGCATTTACAAATCCCGAAAGAGCCCTTACATTTGCTGAAGACTTGTCGGCCGCAGCCACACAAGCCGAGATGTCGTCCGCGGTTTTGGGCAAACCTTCAGAAACATTCCTGATAATTGCAGACCAAATTGTTGAAAATGGATATCCAGAATACCGGGATGCACTTCCAAATAAGCGATCTATCGGTCGATTCTTCGAAAATATTGGCTTCCTGATCCCGGCTCAGTTAAGAGATGATATGGATTTGGCTCTGGAAACTCTCGGCGCCGAGGCAGCCCTCGACCCAGCAAACCCGACTCTTTGCGCCACTCCAGACCAAATGGAGAATTTCAAGGCTTTAAGGTGTCAACTATTAGAAGGCCGCGCTACTCCTGAACAGTGTAACGAGATGTTTGACAATTGGCGCGGCACGATGTTGGATGATTTGGACACCGTTAGTAGCTTAATGCAGAAAGGAATTGGTCCGTCGGTCATGGAGCAGATGCCACCGCTTCAATCGGATCCGGGGTGCAATAATGGTATTTTGCCATTTGAGCCCGAGGGTACCATCAACACGGCCAACAATAACATTCAAGGAGACCTTAACAAGATCCAGCAAGCATATGCAAGAGATATGCTTGGTTCGGGCGGTTTCATGGGCTGGCTCTGGGGCGGAGTCGACTCTTCATGGGGCTTCTTGAATATGGTTCTATCCGATACGATGGGTAACCCATTTACCAGGCATCAAGTGGATGTAGCCGGCGATTCAGACTATGTTGACTTTTATTTAAATGTAGACAACAGTTGGATGACCAAGAACACCGTCGAGCAAGCTATGAGTGTTCCCGTTGCTGGCCTTCCTAGTCAACGCGGCGCATATCCTAAATATGTTGCTGAATGGCTGATGTATCAGTATAGAGCGGCCGCAGGTTTAGAAGTAGACTCGCGTTTGAAGCTGGGTAGAATAACGGAGGACCTTAAAGAGACCATGGCCTTCGAAAGCACCAATACTCCGCGCGCAATAGAGAAGTGGCCAGTCAGCTTTAGTAACCTAGGGTTCGACAGCCTCTTCACTACTTCTGATGTAGAGCTAACAGATGTACCTGACATGGGATATAATGTAAGGACGGCGCCAGATTGGGATCAAGAGAACTTGTGGTTTATAAAAATGCCCCGTAAAGATCAGCCAGATATCGCACTTGATTTTAAAGACAATTCCAGAGGCTATCGTATGGGCTTAAACGCACCGTTGCTCAAGCCTTCCTCTTGGAGTTATATGTTTAGAGTAAATGCATATTTTTCTGACATGGTAGAAACTTCGGTGGCTGGCTCGTATGCGAACAGACCAGATGATAACGTAAGAATATACCTCACTGAATTTTACAATCAAAATGCAACAACCACCAGCACTACCCGTCCCCCACCCCCAGATGTCTTCGGGTACGACGCCGGCGGCACCGCGACTAAAACCTCCGCCGGTCCCACTGTGTCGGACACAGACGATATCCTGCGCCATAGAAAGTCCGAGTTTATAGCAGTTGACAACGGCCTTGACTCCTTATATTTCCCTGATCCTGATAAGGGTGAACTTTTATCAATAGACAATTTTCCATCTTTAAGTCAGAGTTTTATGCGCCAAGACCCCTACTCCCCACAAGTTAATATGTTGCATGACTTGTTCAATGCCAAAGTAAGTAAGTCAACCATCAAAGATAAATATGATGCCTTTATGGAAGCACAATTTGCTGCTGTTGCTAGAGAAATAGGAAGCAACACAAAAGCTTGGGAATATGGAATGTCGTTCGATGATCTGGACATAACTGACTTTGATTATGTGGATGAAAATGGTGATTTATATTCTGAAAAAACGGTCAAAGATTATGATTCAAATGGTGAAGAACTCCCAGACCAGCGTCCATTAGTAGAAGATGACATGATATTAGGAAAGAGCAGAAACCAGTATATTAATGAACAAAATGGAACACACCCTCAAAATACAAGAGTCTTTTTCCTCAATCCAACTCAATATGGTGGCTCATATATGCAGCCACCGATATACGTTAGACCCCGAAAAGCTGCCGGATACTCAGGCTTGATTGAGGTTCTGTTTCCAGAACTAAGTCCGTGCGATCCGTCTTCAACGAATGCTGTGGACTTTGATCAAATAGCTTCAAAAATAAGCGAGGTATATCCGACCCTGGCTGATGACGTACGTCTTAGAGGAGATCCAGATTGTGTTGATGAAAGGCCATATAATAGAATTTTACATCGACAGTCCAAGGCAACAATCGAGGGGATTATTGCCGCGGCCATTAGGGTATATGCCAGCGTCCATCTTATAAAGGGACTCCCACTGTTTACTAAGTTTGCCCCCAAATTTCCGGATAACTATAGTAATATATATGCCTCTTACGTTGTTGAAATCATGGAGGAAGACTTCAGGGACTCCACGTCCTTGTGGAGCCCATTCTCAGATAATGAATTTTGGTTTGCATTTTTGGAACAGGCAGTACAAACATATGGTCGCAGAATTGATAGCGGCGATATTGCGGAAGAAGAAGTACCAAAACACGTGATGGATGCGTTAGAAAGACTAAACGATTATCAAGAAAGGTTTAACTATCCTTATGGTAATGAATTGATGAACGCTAAGTACAGCGGCGAAGCTAGCTGGTTTGAAACCTTAAAAAGCTACAGAGAAAGCAGAAATCTGGAAGCAATATACAGAACGCAGGAAGACGCAAAGCTGATTCTTAAAGAGCTGGTCAATGAACAGCTGCAGTTTATGGGTAACAAGTACTCAAAAACCCTAGAAAACTTTGACATGGCCCCCGAAGTATATGACTTGGACTATTACTACATGGCCAATTTTACTGCTTTAGGCGACAATGAACTCAACCTTCAAGGCACAGTGATAGAGGCTGTTGCTGGTCTTCCAACGAAAGAAGAGCCTGATCCTGCCGGCCTTGGATGGGGGTGGCCCGGGCCATTTTATACAGATGGAAACGAGTTCTCGTTACCGGATGGCTCTGCATATGTTGGATATTATCACGCAAATATAGATGAACAAGATGGAAGCACAACTTATATGGTTGGGGAATATCATAGCGACGGAGAGCACGAAGCAATAAGGCCATTCGCCAATAAAGTAATTGTGGGAGTTGAAAAAGTACAGATGAAAGATTACCCAGATCCAGAGGCAGGTATGGAAGGCAAGGCCGCACAGGAAGTGACGTTCACAGCACTTGGAGATATCCCCGACGGCGCCAGCGATCCCTTAGCCGGGCTAAGCAGTGAACAACCATTTTACATGTATAAGTATATTAAGGTAGATAACGAGAGGCTGTCTAATGCCGCGGCTGTTGCCAAAGTCAAGGCTGCTGGTAGTGGCCCCATATCATTAAGCTTCCCTGGAACAATGAGAATTGTAACAAATGATGAGGATGTCCAGATTGGCATCGAGGGCGAACTGGGTGTGCGGTATGGTTTGGATTTCGGTATGACAATCAATGGTACAGACTATTCGATATCGAACATAGAGATAGATGCATTAGATGTTCCGGTTACCGCATTTACAGGTATTGAAGCCAATAGCAAGATCTTGTATTGCTTGCTGGCAAAACTCAAGGAAGACCAGAAGTTTAAACTTGTTACGAATTATGCATTTTCCTTCAAGAAGGTGTTATCAATAATGGCTATTTATCAAGATATGGGCTTTATGCCATCTATTGGAGAAGTAACGGTCGCCGAGGGCGCGCTCTATGGAGACTTTTTCCACTCAGTCGAATGGTCTGACCCCGAGACAAACTCGAGTGCTGATATAAAGCCGGGAGCATATGCTGAGCTAGAACTCGGGTCCGTCGACGTCACCCGAGAAGACTGGCTTGGCTTTGAGAGCACAGAAACTGTTACCACGGTCGAAGGGGCAACCTTAAAATATGCGCCTGGTTGGGCTGCCGAGGGCGACCGCCTTAAAGCCGGCGGCCTTTTTAGTCACATGGCTTGGGACAACTGGGATAAGAAGGCCTTAAGGCATTCTGCGTCTGCAATTAAGAGGCTTTTCCGTGTACACTATAGATCGCGGGAGTTTGACTCAATGGCCGACGAAGAGATGGGTACTCTTACCAAAGAATACGTACAGCAAATGAAAGAAAGGTTCAAGATTGACCCCTCTAGAGCAATTTTGCCATGGTGGCAAACAAGAAGATTAAAATCTAATCCGTTTAATGAGAACGGTGAAATGTGCAAAAAGAAAGATTCATAGTATTTATAGTGAGGACTAAAAATGGCTTCATTGGCGGTTAAATTGCCGATTACCAGAGATAGCGGTGACGGCTTCACCATGATTAAGGACTTTCACACGCTTATAAAGCAGAATTTCAAGATGCTTCTGTTAACTGAGCGCGGCGAAAGAGTTATGGAGCCAAGCTTTGGTGTCGGGCTTAAATCATATCTTTTTTCTGGGTTCACTCAGAGTACGTTTGACGATATTGAAGCCAACATAATGGAACAAACATCAATATACTTGCCCGTAATTGTAATTGAAGAAATTAATTTTATCACCGAACACGTTGATCTCAACACACTACAGATAAGTATCAAATATTCGGTACCGTCCATAAATATCTCAGATTTGCTAGAGTTTACTATTTAAAGTAAGGAAATTTTGAATGCCTAAAATACAGAAAAAAATAATGCCGATTGACTATACTCATCGTGATTTTGAAACAATTCGCGACGATTTGATGGGCATCGCAGAAAGATTTTACCCAGACAGCTTTCAAGACTTTAGTGAGGCCTCTTTTGGTTCACTGATGCTCGACGCTGTTTCATACATCGGAGATCAACTCTCCTTCTATTTGGACTATAATGTTAACGAAGCATTCCTTGACACCGCATTTCAGTTTGGAAATGTGGTGCGTCATGGTCGTGCTCTAGGCTATAAGTTCACCGGCCGCGATTCAACATACGGTCAGGTTGCCGTATTCATTCTTGTTCCTGCATCCAGCGCGGGTCTCGGTACAGATTCAAGATATCTACCGATTTTGAAAAGAGGTACCTCTTTCTCATCTCAAAATGGCGAGAACTTCATATTGACAGAAAATATTGATTTTTCCGATCCTAGAAACCTTTCGGTGGCTGCAAGAGTCGACTCTTCCACTGGCGCGCCCACACATTATGCTGTAAAAGCTTATGGCAATGTCGTGTCTGGACTGCTTTCTACGGAAACAGTTGAGGTGGGTACATTCGAAAGGTTCTATCGAGCCACACTTACGACCCCCAATGTGTCAGAAGTTATTTCCGTGTATGACTCAGAGGGAAATCAATATTTTGAAGTTGATTATTTAGCTCAAGATATGGTTTTTAAAGAGATAATAAACCCTAATTTTAAAGATGACAACGTGCCGTCTTTGATAAAGCCATTTTTGGTATCTAGAAAATATACTGTCGAACACACTAGGGATCAGGTTACATTGCAGTTTGGAAGCGGAAAATCTGGTAATTCTGATATTGTAGCCAATCCACAAAATGTAGCCCTAGATATTTTTGGTAAGAAATATGTAACCGACTTATCATTTGACCCAACAAGAATATCACAAAACGAATCATTTGGGATTGTTCCAGTGAATACCACTTTAACAGTTGTCTTTAGGGCCACCAGTCCTTCAAATTCAAATGTCGCAGTTGGTTCTTTGAACTCTGTAAATGCTAGTAACTTTGAGTTTAGCAATAGACAAGATTTGAACTCCTCGTACGTTAACTCAATAATATCATCTCTAGAAGTTACCAATGAACAGCCAATTGTGGGAGTAGTTACGTACCCTTCCACCGGAGAAGTAAAGCAAAGAATATTCGATACGTTTCCAACACAGAACAGAGCAGTAACACAGGCCGACTACGAAAACATAGCATACAGAATGCATTCTAAATATGGTGCTATTAAAAGGGTCTCGGTCCAGCGCGACCCGGATTCACAAAAAAGAAACCTAAATATGTATGTTGTCTCGGAAGACACCAACGGAAAACTAATTGCAGCGAATTCAACAATTAAAAATAATTTAAAAACTTGGATAAACAATTATAGAATGATTAACGATACTGTTGATATACTGGATCCTTATATTCTTAACTTCGGTGTTGAGTTTATTATTAAGCCAAAAGCGGCCACTGAGAAATATACAGCACTGGATGACTGCATCGAAGCTCTAAAAACGCACTTCTCTACCCCATTCTTTATCGGTGAACCGATATATATCAGTCAGATTTATGAAATATTAAAGGGAGTATCAGGTGTTTTGGATGTCACCAAGGTCAAGGTTGTCGGCAAAAATTCGGGAAACTACTCTTCCGCCGCAATTGATATCAGCGACAACTTGTCCTCTGACGGCTCTTATGTGGTGGTTCCGAAGAATGCAATCTTAGAATTAAAATATCCAGAGACAGACATCATAGGGAAGGTTAGGTAATGGCGATTAGGAGATACACAGGTAGTGCAGATAACACTATTACAAATGCTTTCAAGGGTCCTCCAGAGGTAGCCCAGCGCGCCACCGGCTCAAACATGGGGCAAGCTGACATTGTGCAGATTTTTTCTGTATGGGGCCGAAACCCACAAAGTAGTTCGGCCAACTTCGGATCTCAAGAGCTTTCACGCGCCCTAATTAAATTTCCGATTGCCACAGTTTCCTCAGACCGGTCCGCAGGCAAAATCCCGGCTTCTGGAAGCGTAAACTTTTATTTAAAGATGACCAACGCTTATCACACTCAAACAGTCCCCGAAAACTATACATTATCTATACATGCGGTATCGAGATCTTGGCAGGAAGGTTCAGGTATGGACATGATAAACTTCCAAGATAGCACACGAGACGGGACGGGGTCCAATTGGATGAGCGCCTCACACGATGCTGCTTGGACTGACTATGGCGGAGATTATTTGACTGCCTCTAGTCACTGGTCATACCCAACAGGTAGCACGCCCGCCAGCAAACCACCAATGTATAGGCAGGTTTTTAACAGCGGTTTGGAAAACCTAGAGGTTGACATAACCGGATTAGTAGAGCATTGGATTGCTGGAGACATAGGCAATTATGGCGTTGGGATAATGCTATCTTCTTCTTATGAAACCTATTATAATGTACCGAAGCAGTCTGGCGGTATTTTGCCCAATACCGGTGGCGTTGAGGCATCTTACTACGTCAAGAGATTTTTTGCAAGAGGGACCCAGTATTTTTATAGGCGCCCCCTGATTGAAGCTCGCTGGGACTCAGCCAAGAGAGATGACAGAGGTGGCTTCTATTATAGTAGCTCCCTAGGTCTTGCAGAAGATAACGTAAACACATTGTATTTATACAATTATGTGCGAGGGCGCCTGAGAAACATTCCCGCTATTGGTACGACTGGCTCCATTATGGTGAGCCTATACTCCGGTTCAGCCGGCAATGTCGCACCTTCCGGGTCCAAGCTTCTACTTTACAACGAGAAATATGCAATCACCGGCGGATATGTAGAAACCGGCGTATACTCCGCTTCAATAGGCCTCACAGCTTCAACTGATCCCATTAAAACGCTTTATGATGTATGGTGGACTGGCTCGACCAACCAGCCCGGCGGCGCCGCCCGTGACGCGTCCGCCACAGAGTTTGCCACGGGTTCCATAATACCGATCACAACGGGGTCAGTGAATTCATTCCTTAGCCACGTACGTATCCCCAAATACTTTATTAACATAACAAATTTAAGAAACAAATATACAAGAACAGAGACTGCACGCTTTAATTTGTTTGTTCGAGAAAAGAATTGGAACCCCACCGTATACACAAAGGCGACCACCGTAGTACCCTCCACAGCGATTATAAGTGCTTCTTACAGGGTCATTCGTACTCGGGATGCCCTTGATGCAATTCCGCACGGGACTAGCAGTCACAATTGCACTGGATTATCTTTTGACAAATCTGGAAATTATTTTGACTTAGATATGAGCATTCTCGAGCAGGGGTATGAATATGCGATTAAGTTTGCTTTTTATGACCCAGAGTTGTTAGCGTGGACAGAACAAGACAAAGCTTTTAAGTTTAGAGTAATGGCCAATGAGTATTAAGAAACTTTTTGAATCAACAGACAAAACAAGAAATTATTTAACCGATCAAGATCAGAAGACAGCATTTAAGAAAATCGAGTCTTCCAAGAATCTGCGGCAGCTAAAAACCAAGCAAGATTCGTTTCTGCCGCAGGTTAATTATGATAATCCGGGCTCCTTTGCTAAGTTTGGTTCTGCTTATTTATATTATAAGTCAGCCGTTGAGAGGATTTTGGATTATTATCCATATGATGGCTCTGATGCCGAGCTTAATCAGTTTTATAATAATTCCCTGCCGATTGAAAAATATATTTTTAACAATCTATACCCACGTCGGACAGGATACGCGACGTTCAGTATTGACGGTTGGAGCACGGTAGCGTCAAGTTCGGCGGTGTCTTCAAGCGATGGTGGAGGATATGGGCTACCATCTACAACAGAATACATCACATTCAAGGGTGGGCCCAATATATCCACCACACTTACGGATCTTAAAAACATGGAGCCTGATCCGTTATCTAGTAAGTTCCAGAGCAACAACATTTATGATGAAAATATCTATACCGCCGCGGGCCTTAGAGGCGACTATGGACAAGGCACCCGCGAGTCAAACTTAAAGAGTGACTTTGACACAGGCGTAACAGTAGAATTTTGGCTTAAGACGGGCTCTTTGGCCCAGAATCTTACAGGTAGGCAAGTTGTATTCGACATGTGGAACAACGAAGCCACTGGAAGCACAGACTATGCGCGCCTTACAATAGAGTTAACATCGAGTCACTCTCTCGGGGACGGCAGCGTGTCTCCCCCCACAGCCGGCCCAGACACTCCGTTTCTAATTACTGCACAATCAGGCACTTTGAGCGCCTCCGCACAGTCTGTGTGTACATCCTCAATTGGTCAGGGTATAGCGGACACGGCTCTGGGTGATTGGGCGCACTACGCATTTGTACTGCAAAATACTGGTAGCGATTTTGTTGCTAAGCTATATGTCAATGGTTATCATAATGCCACAAACACATATTCTGGTATAACATTAAATGAGTTGTATTCAAAGAATATGGTTGGTCGAATTGGTGCGCTACTGACAGCACCTTCTGGGGCAGCAGATGATCCCACCGTAGCTGCACCCGGAGCAACAGCAAACTTTATCGGCGCTGGAAAACTGAGCGGATCGATGGATGAATTTAGATTTTGGAACACCGCTCGCAATGAAGCGGAGATCGGCAGATACTGGTTTGATCAGATTAAAGGTGGTGTTAACACGGACTTAGCTAATACAGAATTGGGTATGTATTATAAGTTTAATGAGGGCAACACAGGTGTTACCTCTATCGATAGTGTCGTGTTGGATTACGGCGGCCGGCTATGTAACGGTACTTGGACTGGCTATACTAATACATCTAGAAATACTGGATCTGCTATATTGTCAGCCTCAGCCGCCACTAAAGAATACGAAGACCCTATTATTTACTCAGAACACCCCCGTGTGAGTTCTTTAAAAACAGCGCTCCTTACCACGGGCTCTTATCATGATTCTCAAAATTCTGGGCTTGTAAGGAACCTTCTCCCATCATGGATGACAGATGATTCAGAGATAAGCGATCTTACTGACCTGGATAGAATTTGTCACATATTGGGTGTGTACTTTGACAAATTGCATATGCAGATATCAGCGTTGCCAAGTTTCAAGCACTCAAGTTACACTAGCGCATCTCACGAACCACTACCATTTTCACAACATCTACCTCAGTCTTTAGGGCTCTACACACCAGAAGTTTTTGTTGATGCGACGATTTTAGAGAAGTTTAAAAATAGAACTGATAATGAGTTCTTTGAGGGCGATCTCAAACAAGCGAAAGACCTGATTTATTCCAATTTGTACAACAATCTTGCGAAGATTTATAAGGCAAAAGGTACCGAGAAGGCCATTAGAAACGTTCTAAGATGTTTCAACCTTGACGACAGTCTGATTTCATATAGGGTTTATTCGAATAATCAGCAGTTCGAACTAAAGAGTAATCTTAAACAAACCAGAAAAAACAAAAAACATGCCAATTTCAACAGCACATACGCAATCGATGCGGTTGTCCATCAGTACGCCGATCCACACACTGGCTCGACTAGGGGTTATATAGCTGGAACATCCGAGGAAGGCAAAGAAGATCGATATGGCTTCACCGCCGAGACATCAGTTGTCTTTCCAAAGTTTATTAGAAGCTTGGACACATTTGATCGCAGTTTTAAAGATGTATCCATCTTCGGAATGCAAACGGTTAATACTGCGTCGACATCTGACACAGCATTCCTGACCTACACCGGACCCACAGACGGAGAAGATTGGGCCAACTTCCAAGTATATGCAATAAGAGATACAGAGTACTCCAAGAATGTATATTTTAAATTAACGTCTTCGGTTGGCCCACATCCATTCCCAACTCTTACTAGTAGCGCTTTCTTTGACGTATACGATGACAGTAACTGGAACCTGTCGGTTAGAATTAAGCCTAGTAGCTCGTTTACTGATCTTCTTCAGGGCCCGTCGGGCGATGAGGATGGTGGCACCATCGGATATTCTTCATATTCTACATACGATGTCATTTTTAGGGGTGTCAATAACAATTTAGGGGTCATACAGAATTCTTTTGTGGCAACCGGTTCTGTAACAAAAGAAGTTGGTAAAAATATTTTAAAGCATGCCAAAAGAATGTACTGTGGCGCGCGTAACACAAACATAACCGGCTCTAATATACACAAATCAGATGTGCTGGTATCATCACTCAAGTATTGGACGAAGTATATTGGCGACACATCGTTGGACCAGCATTTGTTTGATGGAGAAAACTATGGTATTTCCGGCTCATATGAAAGCCCATCTCCGATAGACTCCGGGTCAGTAAACACATTCAACTTTAATACGCTAGCGCTCAACTGGTACTTTGGAAACGTAACATCTTCCAACGCTGCCGGCGAATTCTATGTCACAGACCTAAGCTCTGGATCCGCAGAATTTAGAAACAATTTTGGTTGGATGGCAGACATTAGTTCTCACCTACACAGCGGCAAAGGCGTCGGATTTTCAGGAAGCGCCACCCAAGTAGTAAATGCCGTTAATACTAACTATTTTAAGTTTATTGACCCCGAGCAAGTCGTTGCATCCGATCAGGTTAAGGTTTTAGACGATGATGATAAAATATTTGGTCTGGTTGAACAGGTTCCTAACTATGTCTATACCATTGAAAAGAGTTTATATGGCGCTGTAACCGAAGAGATATTAGACTTCTTCGCCGGCGCAATAGACTTCCATAATTTAATAGGCCAGCCGGTTAATCGTTACCGAGAAAGATACAAATCGCTCGAGTATTTAAGAAAGATATATTTTGATAGAGTCCAAAATGTTCAAACTGTTGAAAAATTCACGGAGTATTATAAGTGGTTCGATGACGCAATATCGATAATAATTGGTCAACTTGTCCCTGCGTCAGCCAATTTTGTAGAAGATTCATTTAACATTGTTGAAAGCCATGTTCTAGAAAGACACAAATATCAAACAAAGTACCCAACACTTCAAAATTATACACCCCTTCCTGAGAGTGCACTTAGAGGAGGAATGACATGGTTTGAATGGGATGCTGCACACTCTCCCCCGCCGGAGTCCCCGCGCGCAACCAATGTTAAAAAGGAATATTGGCAGCGCCAGGCAGAAACAGATGCTGTTGAAATAACTTCTGGAGATGCAACTGTCGACACCCAACGACAAACAATTAAAAATGTTATGTGGTCGCGACCTCACTTAAGTAGAAGTATGCCAACCTTCTCAACAAAGGACGGCACAAGATATCACTATAATTCGAATCAAAAGTCGCAGACCGCCGATATGTATGTTTTTGATGCCAAGCTGGCTAAAACTATTAAGGGGGGTGTTAACTTCGAAGGCAAAAAGAGCCTTGAATATACGTTTAATGCCCTACAGCCTGCAGGTCCTGTTAATAGAGAGAGTAGTGATCTGGGTTTAATTTTTGTTCCTAGAAATGTTTTGTTAGGGCTAGTCCAAAACCTTGTACAAATACAGGAGCTAGAACAACAAGATCGTATTAAAAAGAATCCAGGCGCCAAGGTCAAGCGTGTCATCAAAGTAGAATCTGGTCGCGATTTCGAAGATGGTGTTGGTTATACCACTACAAAGTCGACATTCTCATTCCCATTCAACATCATGAGTTCGTCTGTCAAATCAGGTCACAACAAAGAGGTTCTTGAAAGGGTCACAGCCAGTGTCGAAATCACCAACCTTCATAATGATGTTTATGGAAACGACATGGAACGCCCAATGCAAGGCCCATGGTCTGAATATGCAGCCGGTGGCCACCAGTCACGCCATGTTCCACTAAACAAGTATGATGCCAACAAAAACACCACCAACAATTTAGATCACTATACAACGCGCCCCGAAGCCTGGAAAATCTTGCTTGGAGATTGCGGCGCTGAGGGTGGCCCAACGAGCCGACCACGTGGCGTAGTCGGAATGGTCGGCCCAGACTACCCATGGCCAGAAGCGAATGCTATCGGCGAACGCCCATACCCGATGACGGCCTCACAGAAAGCCGTTTATTATAGAGATCACATAGCTAAGACACCATATGTCTTTAAAAATATTCGTATGAGGACCGGCTCAACAATTCCCGGTAACTACCGACACAACTATGAAGTTGTCCATACAGTCGGCGCATCCAGCAACCCGAGACAGTTTATAAAAAATCAACCAACCCTTCCAACGGAAGCCTTCCAAGATACAGCAATTAGCGCATCGGTAACGCGAACATTCTTGGATATCCATCGAAACAGCGACGGCCACTTTGAGTTCATGTCGCCTTTTTCAATAAGTTATTTGAACGCTTCTCCGTCACAATCATCGGTTATTGTTTCCAAGTTCTCTAATCCAGGCGGCCTGGAAGTGAGCCCAGCAGGCTATCGCGACATTAGAGCGAATGAGTTCTCAGTATATAACGCTCACAATTACCGTAACTTAAGTATCATTAAACCCTCTCAGGGGCCCTCTGGCTCCGTTTCAGAAGCGACAGGCTCTGGTACTGGCTCAGGCGGTCCAGGCATCCGTGTATCGGATATACACAGTAAAGATTACGGCCTCCGTTCGCACCTTGCGCGCCACACCGCTCGCTTTGGACGTGACTCCTTGTGGGTTACTGGCGATACATATGCCACAAACGGTCCTGGCGCCTCATATGATCAGTTACCTGGGTACCACAAAGTACATAGAAACAATTTGAATCGTGTCGAAATCTGCAGCACATCCATAGATGCCGTCAAAGGTCCTGAATTCATTAATTCTGGCAGCCTTTACTGGGTAGACAACTCAAGCAGAGGATACGTTCTTGTAAATGCTGATTCTTCTTCCGCAACAAGTTGGTTGACTTCATCGCGAGACACCGGATTTACATATGCAGGCTGGTTTAGACTTAGTCCTGATGAAAACGAAGGAGATCTGTTTTCCGTTGGTAAGGCCGGCGCCGGCGCTGACCCGTTCTTTAGAATATTTAAAAACTACACCGCCACGCAACATCGCCTAAACCTATATGTACGTACAAGAGACACCAACACACACACGGGCCCCACAGCGCTGGGTCACATGTATGCGGCCTCGGCAGATCTAGATGATGGCAATTGGCACCACCTAGTTGTTTCATTGGGGGGCACCGGCAACGGTGACAATGCAACTACTGCTAATGTTCAAATGTATATAGACGGCGGCCTCATGACCATGGCCACCGGTGCAGCACTTAATGACTATTTTGACTGCAAGAGACAAGCAGGAACATACGATTTCAAAGGTATCGTTCAGCGCGATGGCCAAACGGTAATGGCCATCGGGGGTGATTCTAGTGTCGCAAATGCTGTAGGTACGTGGCCATTTACCGGCGCCATGGACCAGATTTCTCTTTGGACGACGCCCCTATCGGGTACAGACGTTGCGAGTTTGTATAATGGTGGATCTCTGGTTGATATAACGTCATCCGCAGCTTATACAAACAATTCTTCAAATTTGTTCGCATGGTATCAACTTGGTGAAATTCCGGAGAATTCAGCACAGCAAGATGCAATTGACACCACAAACCCGGCCGCCTTTACATCGGGTGCCAATTCGATATTCAATACCCATCTTTCCGGCACGGCACACAACCTATTCCCAATAGCAAAGTCGGGCCAAAATATGAATACATTTGCATTATCAGAAGTTGAGTACCCGACACCAAAACCTGGGATCCCGCCTGAGATTATTTCTTATACTGAAACATACACGTATTGTACTGCTGCGGTATACGACAATTACAACGTTCAACACCAGATTCCCAGGTCTGATAAGCAGTACGCATGGATTACCGGCGCCATGAAGCACTCCACAGATTTAAGATATTCTGGATTTATGCCAACGATGGGCACGCTAGAGGGGATGTATTCTAGTTCTGCCGGCGGTTTCGAGCCTTTCTTCTCATTCGTAAGTGCTAGTGACTTCGGTTCTACCGCTGCCTCTCACCGCCTATTCGGTTCGCCTCAATCCTCTGCTGGTGCCAGCTTCGTGCCGACTGACTTGGTCGGACTGAACACCAATATTTATGAAAGCATTGACACCGCAACAAATACAGTTGGTTCCAATGATTTAACGGTGGCGAGAAACTCGACCGTTGTAACTGGCGTCAACTTTGAGGGTTCTGGCGCCCTGTTTAACGCGCTGATGTTCCACCGCGGAAATGTTTATGGTTGGGGTACATTCCAACAATCACGTCAAGGCGATCATCCAATCCTGCGGAATCAGAAAAAGAACAACAAACTATCCATTGTATACCAGACTCCACATGTCCCACAAGAGTTTGATCTTAGACCCGTTTCAGTCAGGGGTCTTCCCGTACTCGTTAACCTTGATTACGAAACACAACAGATTGTAAAGAATACACCTATTGTTAAAACAGCAAATGCGACATTGCAGACATCATATAATAATGAATTCATCTACTTTAACAGCAGATCACTGGATGACCATCTTGATATACCAACTTATCTTAAAGGAGAAATCACACCATTTGAGCAGTTGGTTGCTTTAAAAGACACAGCAGGCATCACATTAAACTGGGTTCACTATAAAGAAAGCCTCTTCCCTTCGTTAAAGAATGAATTTTCGCCAACATCTTCATTCAGGCTTAATTACGACAACTTAATGTGGAGAGATTCGTTAGCTGAACGTATAGAACTTGGTAGCAAAACAATTTTATCAAATTCGTTGGGCCTTGTTGGTATGGAGCCCGGCTACGGAGCCGGCACCCCGGACAAGAACGGCCTAAGCGCTAGCTCTTGGCCACTAGACGCACCACGAGGCCTTTTAACCAGGCGCAATATCCCAACAGTGCTCTTCGTCACCGGTGGCGCCGCTATCAAGACCTCCATGACCGCATTACGCCAAGGCGGCGCCGCAATGACAGGATCCGGAGCGGCCGGCAGATTTGGTGGCAGCGGGAACGTCGCAAGAGATTCTGGTGGAGTGGCAGGCGAGTTGCAAAATACATACGGCTGGCTCCACCAAACTAGTTCAAATGCTACCGACGGCGGCCTACTTAGCGGATCGGATCTTAGGCAGGCTGTGATGGATTCGATGACACCAGGCGCACTATATGCCAGAAAGCATACATTGCTTTCGCCTCTTTCCATTAACTCTCCAAACTTCTCCAATCCTTCATGCTCTGTACAGAACTTAGGTCCCGGTGGCGGTTTGGAGCCGAAGAACGGTGTTGCTCCTGGCGGCGGAGGGTTCGCCACCGCGAGCTTAGGTACAGGAGAGGCCTGGTGGGATGCACCAGAAACCGCTGGATACTTCTCTGGGACAGTGCACGCCGGCACCGGGGAAAAGGTGATCGAGTTTGTATCAGCCCCATCAAAACCATGGTATGGTGATTATGATAAATTTAAAGAAACAGATCTCAAGTATAGGGCCCGCGGGTACTCTGTTGTACCTGAGTACAGAATTAGCGAGAGAATAGAAGACTATCTTAAAGGCGATGTCGACGATTTTAATGACTTCTCAATACCCGGCACAGAGTTTGATAGCAAACAAGTTAATTTCTACAAAGACTTTTCAAACTCTGATTTCATGGAGAAGTTCTTGGACATCCGCCAGATGTCAGATTTACAAGCAAAAGAATTCAAACTAACGTGCCACGCTGTTCTTAAGTTCAATCCATATAAAGGTTTCTATCCGGCCGACCGCACGCTTCAGCTTGTGTCACAATTTAGCAGATCTTACGGAAAATCCTTAAGATCCAGCGCATCTATCGACCCTCAGTATACCACTCTCACACCGCTGGGAAGAATGCCTACCTTATTGCGCCCAGTTTTGCAACCGCTTTTTGCTCCGGGCATTCTTTATAACTCAATTAAAGCCGGCATGGCATGTGACTGGCCTACAGTAACCGATGGTAGTCGCATCGCGAAGGTTGCCTATAGTGGATCCGAGGTCGGAGGCGCTGATTCAACCGAACTTCATTGGGCGCTTTATCCTTCCATGGTTAAGGACACCCTTTCAGGAAGCAATTACACATCCGGTACGTTTTGGGACACTAGAATTCCGTTTGAAGCCATTATCAATCCTGCTGCGCACATGAATGGCATGCCCTGCATAGATATGGAGCCTCACCCATTAGTGGATTTAGGTGGAATCGTAGACTATACAGCGAGTATTGCAGGTTCGCCGGCAGACAACCTTTATACATTAATGGCCAGCAACTTTGTTGCTGAGGTGGGTGACTTCTTCTTAGACGGAGGGAACTATTCTCGCCTTGAAACACCCGGTGTTTCTTTGGGCACAAGGACTTTCTCGGGCGGCGAAGTTTTTGCAGCACGATTAAGATTGAAGACTTCATACTCTGGTTCACGAACTTACGAATATGAATCTAGTTCTCACGGAAACAACAGCTGGTTCACACTCTTCGGTGCCGGCGCCGTATATAACGATGCCACCCCTGATTACAATAGAAAACACGGGATTACAACAGGATCTTTTGAAATACCACAAGATCCTAATAGAAACGAAGGCTTTAGGCGTGATTTTGTTATGTATAGTCGTACAACCGCATTCGGTCCGCCTATTGCTAACCGTGCCCCTGAAGAAAAGATTCGCCAAGAATATGTTAACTGGAATAACCTCTCTGGTGTTGTCGGTAGTACTCCAATAGATAACCCAATAGGTATGATTGGTACTGCCACTGCCATCAATTCGGGTTCTTGGATAGCAAACGGAAACAAGTTCTATGTATCTGGATCTGCATACGGTATAATGGATTGCATGAATGGGTATAACTGGGCTTACACCCCACCATACCAGCACGGCGAGGCATGGTGTGATTTTATTTTCAGACCTACCTCAGATAAAGAATATAGTCTAGAACAGATGATATCGGAACTCACTACAAGTTATTATCGTGTTGACCCTGGCCCACAAACTAGTTCTGCTAAGCTATCATGGAACATAAACTTCGATAATTACTATTATAGCTCTCTTATAAGAGATAGCATACCTCTTTCTGGTTCGCGCATCGTTAGCAATAACCCTGTCGGAGCCCCGAACGGCAAAGCGATAAATTCAAATAACTCTCCATATGCTTCGGTTCTTATTAATAATAATGCAATGCAACTCAGTTCTAGCTTTAACTTGTTTGGAATAGAAAATGTATATAAGAAGCGCTTTGATAAGTTTGGTAGAGAAATTCTAACTGAGACCGAAGTCGTCGGGAAGAAATGGGTTATTCAGCCTAAATTTGAGACCCCGATGCTGAATTTTGCAGACTTCGGAGAGCACCCCGTAGTGGGTTCTTCAACAGGCTCCGCCAACCTCACCAAAACTGTTCCAATGGTCGGAGATAATTACTATGGCTTTGGCGCAGACACAGCAGCGAATGGCATGTGGCACCAGTTTGGAACCCTTCCTGCCCGGCCAAATCAGGGCATCTTCTTAGAGATAGGTGACATTCCCGCCTCTTGGCTGCAATATCACTATTTGTGTGTGTCGGAAAGCAGCGTATATAATAACTTTGACCCAACACTCTCTGGTCCTCCTGGCAAGAGCAACCTTCACGAAACAGTACAGTCGCTTGGTGAGTTGATGGGCTTTACCGAACAAAACTCTAGAGTAAGAATGGGAGAGCTGTCCGAAAAGCGCGTTATAAAAGAAGCGATTGTCGCCGTTCCATATATTGCAAAGGATGTAGGATTCACCGACGCCGGCGCCGGTGTGTTTGGACGAAAAGAATTTATTAGTATCCCGAAAGCCAGGTATAAGGCTGCCACCGGAGAAATGGAAGACTCCGCCACTGGCGATTCATTGGATGCCGCTGGTCAATCAATTAGGCAACTAGTTGCGAAAATGAAAGATTACGTGTTACCGAAGAAGTTCGACTTCTTGCGCAACCCACTTGTAGATCCGATTGTAATGTACATGTTTGAGTTCAAATATGAATTAGATAAAGACGACCTATCATACATTTGGCAAAACCTTGCACCGCGCAATTATGAAAGGCTATTAGTGCAAAAAGACGTGGTAGCGCATGAGTTGTTTAACACAGAGTTGTTAACAGAAAAGAATATAATGGAAAATTCGAATTTGAGATGGATGGTGTTCAAGGTTAAACAAAGAAGCCAAAAAGTATATAGAGATAAAGTTGTGCCGAAGTTTGGAACCATAACGACCGATCCTCTTGTCGCGGGAACTTCTGAGAAGGTCTATCCTCTTCTATATAACTGGCCTTATGACTATTTATCTATTGTTGAATCAGTTAAATTAGAGGCCGAAGTGCTGTATAGTAATACGGAAAGAAAACTCATTGAGGAGATTGTATCTTCGGCATCGCCGGGGTCAGAAACTACCACCAGCACAACACCAACCGTAGTGTCGCCAAATACGTCCGTTGCAACTCTTAGTCGCAAGGATAGGGCTACCGTGTCGATAGATTTTGACGAAGAAGAAAAAGTTATTGTGAAAAAAGCAGCGAAGGGAGACCCGGCAGCAAAAGCCAAACTGGATAGCGCTGTTAAGAAAAAGAAGAAGGCAACCAAAAAGAGCATGCCCATAAAAGGTAAGATAAAGAAAAAATAGGTAGTAATAATGGCAATATTTTTAGATAAAAAACAACGAGTAATGGATTTGAAATTGACATCATACGGTCATCATTTGCTATCTGTCGGTTCCTTCAAGCCAACATATTATGCATTTTACGATGATAACATAGTCTACGATAGCGCATACATAGCAGATAAGGACAACCTTGGCGGTGTCAGGGCCCGCGGACTGTCCGGCGCAATAGAATCACAAAATGATATTGTAAAAAGAATCAAGCAAGAAACACCATATCTTGAAAGTATGGTGTTGTTTGAAGATCTTGATAAATCTATAGCCGCCGCAAGTGGATATACACTTAGTTACAATCCGGATGACGTAGGCCCGGTAAGGAGTCGCCTCCGAAAAGATTCTTTTAAATTTGATCAAGCTATTGGGGACGCACACTTGGACGCTCAAAATGCAGCTGCCGTGCCGGCCTGGAAAGTAATACTGCTAAATGGAAAGATAGACAACATTTCCAAGATGGACGCTAAGAATAATTTAAATATTCCACAGATTGACATTACTGTAAACTATAAACTGTCTTCGAGACCAGGAGAGCTAGGCTTAGACCCGGGCGGCATACATGACATCATTGACGAAACAGTCAGATTTGCCGACGGGAACACAGTATCTCTAGAAGCCGAAAACTTAATGATCTATGTTGACGAAGTTAATACGGAATTCCTAACAGAAAATTTCGATGTAGAAGTCTTTCACAAAGTAACAGGTTCTTTAACCGGCGCTTTAGATAGAAAGTATTTCGAAAAAGAGGTACCACAGATTGTCGATGGTATTATGATGATGCCTCGAAAGATACAGAGGGCATATGAAGTTATTCCGTCTTCAAGTGTTGAGTATTACTTTAATATACATACTGATAACAATGTTGATCATAACTTGGCTTGTAAAGGTCTGCACATGTACAATAAAGATTCTTATTATATTGATTTGGACTTTGAATGCGATGGTCCGGAAACACAAAATGTTTATTATGATATTTATGGTAGCGAGGTTGAGCCAGAAATATGCGATTAATATTAGAAAACACAAAGGAGCTGGCCAGTCATGGGTAAAAAGACTGTATACAAGGGCAACGTAATTAATAATTTCGGAAAGCACCTGCCGGTGCCGTATGTCGAAAGAATAGAAATACGGACCTTGTTGGAAGAAGAATATGAAGACCTTAAAGGGGTGTTCGACCATGACGTGGGCTGGGAGGGCATATCGAAATTAACCATAGTTACGTCGTTATTGTTCAACACTAACGATGGTTTCCTACTTGAGCATTTCACAAACCACCTTTGGGATGATTTAAATATAAACTTCATATCGTTAACCAATGTAGATCAAATTAATATGCTCAAAGAATCAAAAAGGGGCTTAAAAAGCTTTGCTGATCCACACCGGCACGGCATGTACAAGCAATTTCGATCAATGCCATTACAGGATATCTCTTACTCCGACGACGTAACATATACTAGTGAGTATGATGAAAACAATAATGAGGTTTTGAAGGCGTCGGGCATCACATATGATCTATATGTTCCTAGTGTTTCAGGCCTTGACGACCTAGCACTTTTTGTTGGTGTTTCGGTTGGCGACCCATACGGCAACCTTGAAGACTTACAGAATGTTGTTTTTGCGTTGTCCTTCTCAGATCTGGCCATTGAGATGATCAAGAAAGACGGACAGTTGAATGTTAAAGATAAGGTTGGCTATTTTTTGAATGACGGTTCATATTACCCCGGCATACCGCTAATGGACTTCCAAGCGCACTATCGTACAACGGATGAGCTTGATCAAGAAGATATTAAAGAAAAGATAGATTCGCTGAAAGAAGCGTATGCAACTGCTGCGATAAGCGACGGAGAACTTGATGGAGTGCTCAACAGTATTGACTACATTTATAGTGAATACGGCA